ACTTGAGGCATGTGCCAACAGATATTTGCTTGACACACGTAAGCAAGACACACTCAAGGAATACTTTGCCAAAGGCTACAGCACACGTGACATACCATATGACCTGCTTACGTCATATCTGTCTGCTGACCTACACGCCACTCAGCAGCTTTCTGATAAGCTGATGTATAGACTGAATACAGAGGAAGACGCAGGGCTGCGCAGCACAGTTGACCTGAGTAATCAGGTAGCAGTACGCCTTGCCCGTATATACCAGCGGGGCTTTGCAGTTGACATTACCAAGCTGGATGAGGTGCAAGCAGAGTTTGAGCAGGAGAAGAAAGACTTGATCGTTGCTTTGGAGAGCCACGTCCGTAAAGTTATGGGTGACACTCCTATCAATCTCAATAGCCCAGAGCAGCTATCGTGGGTCATCTATGGCCGAAAGGTCATGGACAAACAGGAATGGGCCAGCGTTGTTGACCCTTATATGTCAGATACAGACTTCCGCTATGCTATCAATTCACGCACAGAGAAGCTGTATCGCACGAAAGCATCACAGTGTAAGGACTGCGGTGGCACGGGCTACATACGCAAGGTCAAGAAGAATGGTGAGCCTTTTGCCAAGCCAAATAAATGTGGCACGTGCAATGGTGAAGGCTTTCTGTTTATACCAACAGACACAGCCGCTGGCTTCAAGTTCAAGCCACCGTCACCAAAGTGGGCTAGTGCCAATGGCTTTAGCACCAGCAAGCTAAACCTTGAGACTTTGGAAAAAGCGGCACGTGTCAAAGAAATGACAGAGGCTGCTGACTTCCTGTCAAAAGTACGACGACTGTCTGCTGTGGATACGTATCTGTCATCATTCGTTGACGGCATTCGTACCCACGTTAAGACAGATGGAAAGCTGCATGTGCGTCTGCTACAGCACCGCACTTCTACAGGTCGTCTCTCAGGAGCAGACCCCAACATGCAGAACATGCCACGTGGTGGCACCTTCCCCGTGAAGAAGGTATTTGTGTCACGGTTTAACGGCGGTAAGATTATGGAAGCTGACTTTGCACAGCTTGAGTTTCGTGCTGCCGCATATTTATCACAGGATGGAGTTGCAATTGAAGAAGTATCTACTGGGTTTGATGTACACGCATACACCGCTGAAGTTATTACCAATGCTGGTCAGCCTACGAGCCGACAGGATGCGAAGGCGCATACATTCGCGCCGCTATATGGAGCAACGGGCTTTGGCAGAACAAAAGCGGAAGCAGCGTACTACGAACACTTTAACAACAAGTATCAGGGAGTGGCCGATTGGCATTCTACCTTGGCGAAGGAAGCGTTGACTACAGGAAAGATAACCACACCTTCTGGTCGTGAGTTCTCATTCCCTGACGTTGTACGAAAGGCAAGCGGCAGAGTGTCACACTTTACGCAAATCAAAAATTATCCGGTGCAGTCATTCGCTACTGCGGATATAGTTCCGATTGCATTAATTCATGTTGATGACTTGCTATCGGGTATGCAGTCGTGTATAGTGAATAGCGTACATGACAGCATCATCATAGACATACACCCAGACGAAGAGGAGAAAGTAATCAGTATCATAAACCAGACAAATGAAGTTCTCAGTGAACTCATCACGCTACGGTGGGGTATCAAGTTCAATGTGCCGCTGCTTTTAGAATCAAAAATCGGTCCTAATTGGCTTGACACTAAAGATGTAGCGTGATATAACTATGCACTATTCGCTAAACAAAAGGAGCAAAATGTATGACACAACTTACAACCATTGACACTAACAACTATGCCGCTATGGCCAAGGCTATGGGTATTGCAAACGAAGGTAAGACATCTGCTAAGTCCAGTTCTCTTGCTCGTATGCGCATACACCACAGCCCAATCATGGGTACGGCAGAAGTGAAGGGTAAGAACGTAAACGTGGAAGTCGTTGAGGGTGGAACCTACAAGCTGGAAATACCAGACGGTCCAACCCACTACGCCTCAAGCGTTAAGTTTCGCCCATTTATGCAACGCTTCATGTACAAGCGTTACATGCAAGGCGGCGGCAATACGCCTAACCGCTTCATCAAGAGTATCATGGCTGACACGCTTAACATTGACCTGAAGGACAATGATGGTGGGTTCAACTGTGGTAAACCTGCTGGCTACATCAAAGACTTCAAGGCACTGCCGCAGAACCTGCAAGACCTGATTAAGCAGATCAAGCGTGTTCGTGTGGTGCTTGGTACAGTCGAGATGCTCAATCCGACAGACGACAAGGGTAATCCTGTTGAGGTAGAAGTTACGCCTTTCATCTGGGAGATTGACAACCGTGATGCATTCAAAGAAATTGGTGGTAGCTTTGAGAAGCTGGCCAAGATGCAGCGGTTGCCTGTCCAGCACACCATTACTGCTAACACAGAAGAACGTAAGATTCCTACGGGTGCTTCGTTCTATGTGCCAATAGCCTCATTGGATGTGTCAAACACGATTGAATTGACTCAAGAAGATCAAGTTCTGTTTGGTGATTTCATGTCGTGGATCGACAACTACAATAACTACATCGTCAACGCTTGGGCAGAGAAAGCAAACTCCAAGATGGAAGAGGATGATGTTGCTGTGTTGGATGATCTTGTTGACATTGAAGTAGAAGACGAGGTAGCATAATGAAGCATCCTGCTGAACTGGCGTTGCACCAATACATGGAGAATGCTGCTAACGGTAAGTCCACAATGTCTGAGGATACCGTTAAGCAGGTAGGTCAAGATGTAATGAATGCAATTCAACGCCAGTTTGGTGGGGGCAACAAGCGTGACAAGTTTGGTCTGCGTATGTCAAACGTAGGTAGACCAACTTGCCAGCTTTGGTTTGAGAAGAATGAGCCAGAGAAAGCACTGCCCCTGCCTACCACATTCGTAATGAACATGATGCTTGGGGATATTGTTGAAGCTGTCTTCAAAGGTCTTCTCAAGGAAGCAGGAGTGAAGTATGAAGATGATGAGAAGGTTACGCTTGATCTTGACGACGATACATCCATCACTGGCACCTACGATATTGTTATTGATGGTGCTGTTGATGATATTAAGTCAGCATCTAATTGGTCGTATACTAACAAGTTTGAGTCTTTCGACACACTGAAGAAGGGTGATGCTTTTGGTTACGTCTCACAGCTTGCTGGCTATGCAAAGGCATCAGGCAAACAGGCTGGTGGATGGTGGGTAGTGAACAAGGCTAACGGCCAGTTCAAGTACGTACCGGCTACAGGTATTGACGTAGAGCAAGAAGTTGGTAAGATCAAAGAGACAGCAGACGCTGTTGAGGCTAATAAGTTTGAACGCTGCTTTGATGCAGTGCCGGAGACATTTCGTGGTAAGCCTACTGGTAACACAATGCTTGGCACAGAGTGTGGTTTCTGCCGCTATCGTTTCTCGTGTTGGCCAGAGATACAAGAACTACCCGCTGTTATGTCACAGGCCAAGCAGCCTAAGACTGTATCGTACGTGACACTTGCAGATGAATACAAAAACAAAAACTTCTTCAAGGGAAGGGCAATGTAATGCCCAACGCAAAGCAGTTTCGTGCAGCGCGAAAGTATGGGTATAGGAGTGGATTAGAGCATAAGCTGTCCCTTTATTTAGATGAACTCAAAGTTAAGTATGACTACGAGAACATGAAAATTGAATGGGAAGACTTGGCCTACCGCACCTATACTCCTGACTTCATACTGGACAACGGTATCATCATTGAGACGAAGGGCATGTTTACAGCAGCAGACAGACGCAAGCATCTTGCAATCAAGAAGCAGCATCCCAAGCTAGACCTTCGTTTTGTGTTTGAAAACAGTAGACGTAAGCTACGTAAAGGTGCTAAGTCTACATACGCAGAGTGGTGTATTAAATACGGGTTCAGATATTATGACCGCATCATTCCCGAAGATTGGCTAAAGGAGAAGGGTAAAAACAATCACCCTAAGTTTATCAAGTTCAGTGGAACAAAAGTGAAGAGGAGATGAGCATGACAGATTATATGACATTTGAAGAAGAGGACTTTGTAATTCGTGTAAGACCCACGGTATCAGGCGAAGACTGGACAGGTGAGATTGATATCTCTATTATCTCTGGACCAGACAATCCTATGGATGATGAAAGCTATACACAGCTAATGCACTTCTGTAAGATGATGTGCGCCACAGTGCCTATCATGGAACAGGATGAGACTATTCGTAATCTTGTTCACACGTATGTCATGGAAGTTGTTGACAACGAGATGGGTATTGATGTAGAACTAGAAGAAGAGATGGGCGTAGAGAAGACATATGACGGTAATGTTGTTCATCTCAACTTCAACAGTAAGACAGGAGGTTCTGCATGAGACACGAGGAATACATGAAAAACAGAACAGCAGAAGATGAGGAGAAACTGATGGATGAATACTACACAAAGAAATTGTCTGACACAAAGACAGATATGGTCAACAGTCCTTCACATTACAATCAGTCAGGTATTGAGTGTATTGCTGCTATTCAGGCTGCACTAGGACCAAACTTCAAGTATTACCTACAGGGTAATGTTATGAAGTACATGTGGCGTTTTGACTACAAGGGTAAGCCGCTTGAAGACTTGCAGAAAGCACAGTGGTAT